CTTGTCGCTGCGGAGAAGTTGGCAAAGCCCACCTTCAGGGGGCTTAAATCTCCCACATCTGAAAGCTGCGGGGCGGAGTATATCATGGTTTCGGTGCCGTTTGCGCCTACATCAGAGAAGGGGCAGGGCAGCGTAATCTGCTGTCCCCTCTGCGCCCTCTGCCGCACCTGCTGTGAGCCGTATTTCACTGCCGCGTAGATGTCGGCGTAAGGCGTGACGGTGATGTCGGCGGGGTGGTACATTCGCAGCACGATGCACTGCGCCGCGCTGTCGCCTGCGGTGTACTTGCTGTCGATGTAGCGGAAGCGGTTGTACAGCCACCACTTGCGCTGCTCTGCCTTGCTGCCCAGCAGCATATCGAGGTATGAGGCATCGCCGTCGTCAACAAGGGGCTGCAGATACTTGAAGTATGCGTCCTCATTCCACACTGCCTCCGGCCACATTCCCTGATGCTCCGCAAAGGCAGATATGATGCGGTCGTAGGTAAGACCGCCTGTGGAGCGCAGTGTCCTGTACATGGCAGCCAGCTCGTCAAAGAATGCCTCACGCAGGTTGCTCCACAGCACAGAGGGCTGTCCGTTGAATACATTTGTGCCGCCGCTGTGGGTGTCGATGTCCTCAAGGTTGTAGCCAAAGGTCAGCTTGCCCACGTTGTTGATGCCCAGCGCGGTGTCGAAGTCGTAGGGCAGGAAGCACCACTTGCTGCCGCCCAGCCGTGAGGGGAACATATTCTTTGCGCGGCTGTCTATCATCAGGAAAAATTCGGTGAAGAGGTAATAGAAAAGCGCGCTGTCCAGCTCCACCCAATCACCTATGCCCGCTTTGAACTTTGCCAGTCGATATGCCGCTGTGTCGGCGGTGTACACGGTGCCGCCAATCTCCGCAGGGCTGTCGAGGGGTGCATCTGTTGCCGCGCTCCGGTCGGTGGAAGCCACCCATGCAACAAAGCGGCGGAAGTTCTCAATCTCCTCGCTGTCCTCGGGGTAACGTGCCTCGAAATCGCTCTGCCAGCCCGCAAAGTCACCGCTCTTGAACATGACCCGCGCACTGTCGTTGTTGAGTATCTCCCAGCTTTCGTCACCCTCTGCAAAGCCGAATACCTCGGGCGTGCCCTTGTCGTTGTTGAAGTTGTACTTGCCGATGAAGCGCACCCCTGTGCCGTCGTCCTGAAACACCACGATGGGAAAGCCGTCAATGCCCTGACGCACCCGCTCGTCAGCCTGCTGCGGCGGTGTGCGGTAGGGGCTGATTTCGTCATACAGCCGCACCAGCTCCACGTTGTTTGCGCCCTCGCTGGAGGCAACGTCCGCCTTGAATGTGAAGGTGTCCACACCGATGCTGTCCTCACGCATACGGTAGGTGCTGTAGGTCATGCCGTCACGGACAAAGCCGCCCTTGAACTTGACCTTGAAATTCTTGCGGGCGTAATACTGTGAGGAAGTGCCCTGCACGTCTGCCTGTGCCTCCTCAAACTCAAAGCTTTGCTCCGGGTGCTGCGGGTCGGTGTAGTAGCCCTCAACCGTCCGCTTGTCACCCTTGTAGGTGGGCAGCTCCGCAGCCTCAAAGACCAGATACGGCAGCTCGGCAGGCAGCATGGAAATGACAATATCTCCGTATGCATTGAATACATTGTTGCGGCGGTAGCGTGCCAGCTTCTCGGTGATGCTGCGTGTGTCGGCAATCCAGTTGTCCAGCACCTGATGGCGGGTGAGGCTGTTGCCGTAGACACGAACGGAGTACAGGTCAACGGTGCAGTCGCCCGAGCCGATTGAGATGCCCTGCGGCACCGCCTGCGAGAAGTCATCGCTGACGGGGTAACGCGCCACGCCTGACATGATACCGTTGATGTAGACATACACCAGTCGATGCTCCGCGCTCTTCTCAATGACGAAGGCAAGGCGGATATGCTCGCCCTCCTTGTACTGGGTGAACAGCTCGGTCTGCTCGCTGCGCAGCGTTGCCTTCTGGGGTGTGACCACAAGCCCTCGCCCGCCGTCCACGCAGGTGATGATGTCGGTTTCATAATCGACAACGTCCCGTGTTGCAAACTCAAGCTCCACCGTCAGACCGCTTGTGCGGCAGTCGGCGGCAAAGGGCGCAAAGGGAATATACAGCCGTGCATCGCCCGCAACACGCAGTACGGAGGTATTGCCCTCGTCAGGCTGCCAGCCGTCCGATGACCAGTTGAAGCCGCTGAACACTGCTGTCACTTCCTCGCCGCCTGCGGGGGTGAACTTCCACGATGCCCTGTCGGCGGCCCCTTCACTGTTGCTGCGTCCGTAGCTGTCCAGATGCAGCAGCAGGCTGTCGGTCTCCGCTTCAACGTCAATGACTGTCGGGGTAACATTCAGCGTGATTTCACGCACTGTACTTCCGCAGGCGACGGAAAGAATCAGCTCGCCGCTTTGGTCAGGACGGAATATCCACTGCTGCTGCGCCCGGTCAACGGTCAGTGAAGCCACCTCTTTGCCGTTGGCAGAGAGGGTGACTGCTGCTGTCAGCGCATCGGGGACGTAGACGGTGTAGGGAATGACCAGATTGTCGTACTGCGCTGCTTCTTCCATCTTAAAAGGCAGCGAAATGATGGGGGTGTTGTTTCCCTCTTCCGCACAGATGAGGTCGTAGTACAGGCGGTTGGATTCCACCGTTTCCCCATCCACCTCGGCGGTGAAGTACACCTCAAAGGTGTGTGCGCCATGTGGCTGGGCAGGAATGGTCATGGTCTGCTGTCTGCCCGACACTGTGACCGATGCGGTGGGCAGCTCCACGCCGTCCAGAATGAAATGCACCGTCTTTTCAGCCGCTCCAACAGGGGTGTAGAAGTAGCCGATGTCGCCGCTGTACACTGCGCTGCCGCTGAATGTGGACGACAGCGACAGGCTCATCACTGCAACGGAGAAGATTATGGTGCGGCTGTTGCCGTAGCGGTCACGCAGGGCGATGGCTACGGTGTTGTCGGCAGCGGTGAGGTAGGGCGCGGCATCAATGGAAACAGTGCCCTGCGCCACAGTGCGCACCGTCTTCACTGCGCCGTTGACGGTAACCGTCAGCGTGCCGCTGCCTGTGGGGATGCCGTCCTCCACCGATGACCATGCAACGGTGATGGGGCAGGCTGCACCGCTGGGGATGGTCTTTGACAGCCAGCCGGTGGCGTTGGTCAGGGTGAATACAGCGTTGTTATCGGGGGTGCTGCTGCCGCCGCCGGAGGGCAGCTCCACGCCGTCACCCAGCAGCATGCCGCCGACGGTGAGGTACAGCTTGCCGTCACGCAGGGCGATGCCGTCAGCACCCTCCCGCATGGGGATATTTACCGCCTTGCCATGCACCGGAAGTGCCTCACCGCCGAGACGTATGGTTTCGATGACATTGTCGGCGGCAGTGAGGCGGTTTTCCAAATCTGTGATTGCGGAGATGGGGTGCTGGTTAGGGGCAGAGCGGTTGCCGAGCATTCTGTGGTCAAGCAGATACTCGTCTCTGCGTCCACGTCTGCCGACAGGGTCATCGCAGATATAATCAATGCCGCTGACACCTACATCGACTGTGTATACCCCCAGCGCCGCATCGTCGCAGATTATCTCGGCGGTTTCAATATCGGTGCGGATTCCCTCATCTCTCACTGGTCCTTCCCTCCCCGCACTGTCGGGGTGATGAGGTCAGCGAACAGCCGTAGCTTGCCGCGCAGCGGGGTGATGACCGTACCGTCTGTCAGCACCAGCTCCAATTCGCAGCGGTAATCTCCCTCGTCAAGCGGCTCGGTGTCCTCGGGCGCAAGGGTGACTATCAGCGCATCGCCCCTGCAGTCGGCTATGCCCAGTGTTTTTACAAGCACAGGCAGCCCGTCACTGCCGAACAGGGCGAAACGCCCCACGTCCTCGTGCCCAAGCACCAGCGGTGTACCGTCACGGACAACGCGCACCTGACGGGAGAGGGTGTCTCCCCGCACCATTCTGATGTTGGTTTCTTCAAAAACTCCCATTGTGTTCCCTCCTTGTAATTTTGCGAATCCGCAGCAGAACAACTTAAACATATGTTCGCAATAATATTAGCCACGCGAAACCGCCTTTGCAATAGGTTTCGCGTTTAATATACAGAAGCTTTACTTTCGAGGATATATTCACACCTGCGCCATATATTCATCATTCGTACACAGTGTCCACATCGCGCCTCTTTCATCACATTTTTCGTGTGTTTTCTCCGACAAAATCGAGTATAAGCGGTCGAATCCGCGCAGTTTGTAATATTGCAGTTGCATTATTTCTTCGATATTACTTGACAAATATTATTACTCATATTATACTTTGTGATGTAAGGCAGCAAAAATAACACACAAGGAGGATATTCACATGAGCAAGAAGATTAATGAAAACGCTGTCAACGAGGCACTGCAGCTTCCCCTCAGCGACCGATTTGAGGCAGACCTTGAGGCGCTGCTTTACGCAGATGACGCGCAGAGCGGCAATCCGATAATCGTTGCCCTGCTCGACCTTGACCAGTTTGACAGGGTCAACGTCAACTTCGGGCATGACGTGGGCGACAGGACGCTCATTGCCATCGGGCAGCACATTGCCGCCAACGTGCCCGAATGCGGGCGAATTTACCGCGTGGGCGGCGACGAGTTTGGCATTATCTTCCACGGCGAGTTTGAGCGTGAGGACGTTTTTCTGCTGCTGGAGCGCATACGAGCAAGCGTAGACGTCACTGTACCTGACGGCAGTGCGCAGACCATTTCCGCAGGTCTAGCGGAGGCATTCACCGATGCCGCCCGCGTGCCGGAGCTTATCCGCATGGCGCAGAGTGCCATGTTCCGCGCCAAGCTGAACGGCGGCAACCGCGTAGCCATTGCCCGTGAGGAAAAAATGGTGCCCAAGACCTCCCACTACACCGCCGACCAGCTCAAGCGGCTGACCAAGCTGTCCCGCAGCGAGGGCATCGGCGAGGCGATACTGCTGCGTGAGGCTCTGGATATGCTGCTGAAGAAGTACGATAAGTGATGCGGGGCAAAGGGTATAATGGCATGGCATAAAGGAG